AGGTTTATATGGTGGAATGATGGATACTTCACAAGGCTACTCTGGATCTGGTTCTTATGTGGCCAACTCTTTAATTGCCGGTGGAAGAATGGCACCTAAAGTTTCTGGATCAAACAATGAAACTGATACCATTACTTTAACAGACTGCGAATTTGTCAGAGATATTTACGCACCATCTATAGCAGCTGGTACTAATTCTTCATACACACAAGAAAGAATTCAAGTAAACCCAGGTTTACCTGAATTTGCGCCAAATCTATCACAAATCGCTATAAATTTTTTGGAATATGAATTAAAGCAATTAGTATACGAAATCAGACCAATGATTTCCCCTTTATCTACTTCTTCTGGTCAATCTGGTTCTCTATTTATGGTTTTCAATTACAATCCAAACGATGACCCTTATGATAATAAAGAAGATGTTATGCAAGCTCATGGATCCGTTTCGGGACGCATCATTGATCATCTTTCAATGGGAGTAGAATGTTCAAAAGCAAAAACTAAAAATACTGAATATTTCATTCGTCCCGGCCCTGTTCCTTTCGGTAAAGATGCTGACGAATATGATCATGGTGTTTTAACTATAGCTTCAAACAACATTCCTGATGGATTCTCCAATGTTGTCATTGGAGAATTATGGGTACATTATAAAGTACAACTACGTAAACGTAGACCAGGTGCTCTACGTTTGGTTAACCAACAATACGAACTTTTAGTTCGAAAAAGTAACGGTAACTCAGAAGGAGCAGATAAATTATTCAATACTTTACCAACAACTCCAGGAGGAACTTATGCTTCCGGAGCAAATGGTTGGGGTTTAGCCCAACAATCAAATATTGGCGCATCTTGGCTATATTATGGAAGTACAGGAAAAAATATGAAAGTAATTTTTCCAGCTACTTTAAATGGTTATTTTGAAATTAGAATACTTGTCGAAGGAGACAATTCTATTCAATCTTTTGATTGTACACCAACTAAAACAGGAAATGTTGAATGGATTTCAACATTTTATACAAACAAAGGAAATGGAAATAACCCGGATTACAAATTACTGACTTATAACGCATTCGTTGGAATGTTTGCGGTAAGATTTAAAGTGCGTTCCGCAACTGGAAGTATTGATAATATGATCGAATTTCCTTTCACGTTTACAGTTTCAACACATATTTGGCAAACATCTATTGAAATGATAGAACTGACCCAAAATACTTGGAAATCAAAATCAGATCCCCAACCAATATTTTTGGATTCTGCTGGAAATTCGATTATTCCTCATTCTTAATTTATATAAAAAATATATTAACATTTACTTGTTCCACACCACATGCTGTGGAACAAGTAAATGTGCGTTTGTTTGTAGTTATCTTTACTAAGATTCAATTCTTATAAACGTACATTTTATTTACTTAAAATTTTCATATTCCGAACCAATAACTTGTTCCAAATCATCAGTTCTTCCTTTTTCAAAATAAAAATTTATATCTGTAAATCTAACTACAACATCAATTCTACGTAATAACTGAGCAATATCTTCCTCAGTTCTTCCTTCCCAAGTACTTTGTGGATCTTTAGGCGTTGTTACAATTATTCTTTTGGCTACCATTTGAAAACTAATTCCCTTAGCTTCAACCATATATGGATATCTATCAAATAACCGCAACAACTCCGAAAATGTACATAAATCACGTCTGTAATCATCTATGATTACATCTTCGTGAGACTGGTATCCGTCCCACCATTTATTAGACCCGGGTTTCCAATATGCAGCATCCGCAATCGCATTAGCAATGCGACTCTTTCCAGTGCCGGTAGGTCCGTATAACCAGATAACTTGACTTTTCCAATCGCGTTTTCCAGTAACAATACTTCGGATTGCAGATACTCCTTTGTAGAACTTAAGGTATCCATCTGGAAATCGCTGCAAAAGCTCCTCGAGCGGGACACTGGAGTCAGCAGCCGATTTGGCCAATTCTGCCAAATCTGTTCGGGATCCTTGCTTTGGCTCCATCCCGAATTCGTAGGGCTTAGACTCGGGTCCGAATAACTCAATAATTCCGGGGTCTTCGAACGCTCCGGAATCACGCGTCTCCTCTTTCGAGCAATACTTTCGGTTCTCTTCAGTAGTTCCTCTGGCGACTTCGACATGAGCTCTGGATCCGACAACTTCCTTCCACCCTTTAAGTGTTCGGGCGTTCTTGGAATATGCATATCCTTGGATATGCTTAGTTCCATTTGATCCTCGCTCAAATTGAAATATTCCATATTTCAAATCTTTAAAACTCTCTTTTAACCTTTTCACTTCGTTCAAACTATAATTATTAATAGTAAAACAAATAGCTCTACTACGACTCATAATTTTTAAATAATGAATTATTTAAAAATTGCACAGAAGTGGATGAGGTAATACTGTTCATCCACTTCTGTGCATTTTTTTAAAATTCAAAAAAATCCCCCTTTATGACCCCTCTTCATATTTTTTCAAGGGTCATTTTCATACTCGTCTCAACAAAATTTCATATCTTTTACAGTAACTATTTTATAAATAAAATAATTAAAAATTAAACATTATTTCATAATTAAAACATGGAGCCTGAATATTTCAGTCTAACAAATCCGCCTTTATCTAATACTTTATTAGCTATTAACGAAAATATCATTAACGAACGATATTTTAATTTATTAGATAAACCAAATACTTTCGAATTAATTAATAATTTTGTTACTTCAATTTCTGAAGAAGCTGAAGAATTATCAGATTATATCGAAGAAGCTGCTTATCAAAAATTATATAAATATTTTGCTGCTAATAGATTATCTTCAGGAGCCAAAAAACCTATTAACAAAATTCAAGAATCTTATAACCGATTCTTGAAATTCATCAGATCAACAAAACAATCAATCAAAGATATTGTAAGATCATTAAAACAAAATATACTTTTATATCAAAAAGTATCAACAACTTCAAAATCAACTTTTATCCAAAATAATTTACTAAAGATCACAAAAGAAAATCAACAATTATCTCTTTTGGACTCTCTCGTTTATAAATTAGCAACTTTACATCATTTTAAACAACAATATGCAACCTAAACTACCTATTGGTTCTTATAAATTATTCAAGTCTGTTAAATTTAGTTCAGACAAAATTCAATTGTTGCATCGTTATTTAAAACTAATCATGCGATTCCAAAAAAACTTATCAATTTCCCATCTTAAAACTGCATCAGGCTTGTTCCAAGTTAACAATAGTGATTTATATCAACAAAAAATTATTCAATATGAAAAAACTTTAAAAGTTTTATTCCCTTACAAAACTGATTTAGAAAAAATTATTAAATCATATAAAAAGAGAGCTTATAATGAAGCAAAACAAATTGTCGATCGTCTTAAATTCAGCTATGAACCCATTCCAGTTTTCAGACAATCTCCTACAATTTCTCCTTTAACTTTCGAATCAAATAGTCAAAGAATTCCCCAACCTTATAGTCATTCTTTCCCATCTTCAATTAAAACAACTCCAACAGCTGAAAGATCGTTAATTACGAATCCAAACATGGATTATTATTCCCCTTTAATGGATATCGATAATTCAAATTCTTTTAAACAACAATCTGTTATGGATTTAGTTTCAATTCCATCTTTTCCTTATTCGAAACCATCAAAACCAACTAAATCTTCAACCAGACAAAAATATGATCATATTTTCGACTCTGGTAGTTCTTTACCATCTGTTATTCAAAGATTTGAAAACAAACGTAAACAAAACGAAGAAGAATTAAAAAGAAATATAGTTCAAATTGCAGAAATCGATCATAAAAGAAAATTAACCCCAATTTTAGAAACAATTAAAAAACAACGTGTTCAACCTGATCCTGCAGTAAAACATAAACTTGATCAAATTTCTCAGTATTCTTTAAAAAAACAAAAAGGACACGAACCCCAGGCTATGAAAAGAAAATTCGTTCCTGCCCATTACGTAGAATATCCTACAGTCCCTGGTGACCAAATTCCTAATCCTGAACCTATGCTTGTTCCAGATTATTATGAAGTTTTGGATGACCCCTTCACTTTATCTGACGATGAAATAGATATGGAACCCCCATTAAAAAAACAAACAACCACTTATTTAGCTCCTAATCCTGATTATCCAACTAAAAGTGATTTTGAATATGTCAATTTGGATACAGGTTCCCCTGTAACAAATTTTACAACTGATATTTATTCAAATGTTTAGATTTTTGTTTTTTTTCATAATTTAAACATATGGACATTACTTGCACAAATAACAATTTTTCGTGTTTTATAAATTGTTTACTAAACTTATTTAAATGGAAGTCACCAACAGAAGATACAAATATCCAAGACGTTACAAAGGAAAAGGTAAATACACTTTTGGATCTTTCTTGCGCCAAGCAGAAGGATTCGGAGACCGTCTGTTAAAAACAGGCGAAAAATTGGGTGACCGTTTCCTTAAAAAAGGTTTACCTAATATTTTAAACGCAGGTCAAATGATTGAATCTTCTGGTCTCGGAAAAAAAAGAAAAATAACAGGATCAGGTTTATATGGTGGAATGATGGATACTTCACAAGGCTACTCTGGATCTGGTTCTTATGTGGCCAACTCTTTAATTGCCGGTGGAAGAATGGCACCTAAAGTTTCTGGATCAAACAATGAAACTGAT